TTAAGAAAAACTTACAGAGCTGAATGGCAAAATGGGAGACCTAAAAATATTAGTATAAAATCAATCAGAGCTAATCATACCGCATCTGGTCAATTAGTAAATAGCATCAAGCCAGTCTATGTGCAAGGGAAGTATTTTGTTGAGATGGCCGACTATGGTAATTATATTAATGACGGCAGAAAGCCAGGCAAAGGCATACCAGTTGATCAGATGGACAAATGGATTGGTCAAAAAAGACTAAAGCCAAGAAATACAAAGAGCGGTGAATTTTTAAAGAACACAAAAAACAATAGGAAAGCAATGGCTTTTTGTATGAATCGAAAAATCAAATTTTTTGGTATTGAAGCTTACCCATTTATTGATATGAGTGTTGATATAACAGAGGATAGATTTGCCAATAAATTAAAAGAGGCAATTGAGCAAGATGTTGCAGATAATTTAAATAAAATATTATAAAATGGCTATTAGCTTAACCGTACAACCTACAAGTATAAAAGGGGCATTGTCATCAATGCTATATCAAGCGTATGACACAGATTACGCTCAACCTAATTTCATTTATCAGTACAAAATCTATGTTTGGAGTGGAACGACTACCATACCAGCTTCACCAATAGCGGAAATCAATAGGCTTCCAGACACTTATGCTGGTAATCGAAGTTGGATTGACATAAGCAAAATTGTAACTCAATATATATCAGATAACTTTTTAACTATTGGGGCCTCAACATCAACCATTGGAAGCGGTGCGGTTTATTGTGCGGTAAAGGTTAATGGGTTTTGGGGCGGTGGTTCATCAGCTCCAGTTACAAGCAATGTTATTTTAGCAACTAAAGGATATGAGTATACACTTGAAGGGTTTAACCAGGCAACAACTAAACGAGTTTTAACTGACAGAACAACGGTTTATCTTACCACAGAGACTCAATACGATTATATCTGGTACGATGCGACTAAAATAACAAGCATTGTTTGTGGCACAAGTACTATCACACCGACTGCGGTTGCTAATTCAAGCACTTACATTCAAGCGGTTGAGCTAAAACAACTTATAACGGCTGGAGGTACTTGGGGATCGGATATCAATATCGTATTCAATTACTCAACTGGATCGGAAACCATAAGCGTCAAATTTGATTGCCCTAACAAATATGGTACTACAACTATCTTATTCAAAAATAGATATGGGGTTATTGAGGGATATTCGTTTAATGCGGTAAGCAAGGTTGCAATGACAACCACAAAAGAGGAATATTACAAAGGCATATATGCACAAACTAATATGGCGGAGGCCTGGACTTATGGTGTTGGGATTAAAACACCTTACAATATTCAAGGTATCTATAAGCAATTAGCAAATACCAATTGGATTCCAGAATCTTATGTCGATTATTTCCAACAGTTGCTTTTAAGCTCTGCGGTTTATGTTTATTACAATGCTAAAACCTACGCTTGTCAGATTATTGATTCTGCCTTTGATAAAAAGACGGCTAAAAACGATAAGCTAATTATGTACACATTCAATTTTGAATACGCTCAACCACTAATCAATAGTATAGTAAGATAATGTTGTATTTTTCGCTTATAATTGATGGCAAACTGGTTGATTTGTTTCAAGATGAATCAATCCAATTAAATAGACAGATAAAAGACTATTCAAAGATTGATACGGTTTTTACTGATTTTTCTCAGAACTTTACCATACCAGCCACAGAATTAAACAATAAAATATTTCAAAACTATTTTGATGAGAATGTCCTTTTGCAAAGCTGGAATCAGAACTTTGCCTTAACTGGTGAAATTTACATCCACGGCTTGCCAGTTTTTACTGGTGAGATTGAATTGCTTGAGGTTAAATTTATTGATGGACTCCCAAGCTCTTATAATATAGTTTTCTATGGCACAACCAAGAAGCTTTTAGTCAATTGGGGTGAGAAAACATTGCCCGAAATTGATTGGTCAAACTATTTACATACGATCAGCAATGCTTTAGTCGTTTCGTCTTGGACTGGTGGTATTTTAGGCGGTGCTATTATTTGGGATTTAAAAGACTACGGATACGGATATCGATATTGCAAAAAGAGTGGTGGCGTATCTTATGATATAGGTGTACAAAACACAATCAACTATAAAGGATTAAGGCCATCAATTTTGCTTAAAGATATGATTGAAAATATCTTTACGGCTGAAGGGTTTAGTTTAAGTGGGAGTTTATTATCAAGACCAGAGTTTGAATACCTTTATGTAACGCCACAAGAAGCACCTGGAAGTTATTTTGATCGTATTAACGGCAATAACTATGGTAACTTTGAGGCCAATGATTCAGCTCCGCAAAATATATTTAAACCTACAAGCACATTAAACACTTGGTTTGCTCTTCCAGTTGGTAATACAGTTGTAACTGGCAATACAAGTGGGGCTTGGAATAATACAACATACACTTACACTTGCCCTGAAACTGGTCAATATACTTTTGGTTTAACGATTACAAATTACACTCCATTAGTTGCTCCTACATTTACCCCAACGCTTGGCGTTAAAGTTACTGTTAATGGCAAAACTAAAGGCTTTTATCAGAACAAAACGGCAGCTCAATGGGTTAGTAGTGGTCAGCAATTTTGTAACTTTTTAAGATTGAGCAAAGGTGATGTGGTTCAATTTATTTACAATACACCAGTTGATGCGGTGGTTGATGGTAGCATTGCTTGTTTATTGTCTCCGCCTACAAGCCAAGTTTTAGTTGATATGGCACGAGTGATGCCAGAGATTAAAGTTTCAGAGTTTTTCAATTCAGTGCTTCAGATGTTTAATGCGGTGCTTGTGCCGTCAAATACCATCAATGGTTTTGAGTTGCATAATATAGAGGATTGGTATGCTTTAGGTCAGAATGTGGAGTACACAGAGTTTATAGATTTTAAGAATCTAACCCATAGAAAGATGAATGTGCCATCATCAATTACAATGAAGCACAAGGAAGGGGAAGCTTTGCCTCAAACATTCTTTAAGACAACCTATAAACGAAACTTTGGGGATGTTACCTTTAGGCCAGATGTTGACTTCAGCGACGAGCCAATTGAGTTTGAGACTGTATTCCAGGTTAACCCAATCACATTGATTCAAGAGGTTGACACAAGTGGGAATATGATCAGCAATACGGATATTGAAATGCCGTTTATTATCAATTCTGAATCTCAAGGGGTTGACCAGAAACTAATATTGTTCTATAATGGCCGAAACACAAATATAAAAATGGTTGCTAATAGTTTTTATGTTGGCACTACGCTAATCACTCAATACCCGCCATCATCTCCTTTTAGCAATTATACATCTGGAGCTTATTCAACTGCGTTTGGGCTTGAAGCACCACTTAAAGGCAATATGCCAATCAATTCTATGTATTGGATGTATTGGAATAAATACCTATCAAGGCTTTATTCATCAAGAAGCCGAATAGTTGTGGTTGATGTGGTGCTTCCAGTTGGCGTTTGGTTAAATATGAAACTAAACGACAATGTGGCAATAAGTGGCAACTATTATAAGATTCAAAAAATACAATATGATTTGTTAAGTCAAAAGGCCGTTATTGAGTTGATTACTTATCCGAATGTAAACTATTTGCAAGTTACTTCAACAACTGGGAAGAAGCCGACATTTAATACGGTGGTGGCAACGGACAATGGTAAGACTTTTATTGATGGCAATCCAATCCGTAAAGCTTTAGCTAATGCGATTGAAGGCGGGGGTATTTATACGACTGATGCGGTTGATATTGAAACATTCAACATATCAGCTCAATCAATGATAACTCCGATAATGGATAATATACTCCCATTGATTTCGCTTAACAAGGTAACGATGTGGAATTATTCAAACTTACCAATAACAGTTAACCCAACGGCCCAAGCCATAACATTAACAGATGTCGGTTTTGATGGGGATCAAAGATTCTATACTTATGACCTTGCCAATAGCCAGGTAACCATAAACACATCTGGGCAATATAGAATCAATGTCAATATGGTAGTGGACAATCATTCGTCTGCTCAAGTTGGGTTTGAAGTTAATATTGACGATGTGCAAACTGAAGGCTATCAAGAAGTTCACGCTAATGGGGTGATAAGCATTAATTTGATTGCAAGTGCGACAATAGGCGAAAATCAAGTTATAAAGTTAAGAGCTTATACTTTAGACGGATCAACAAAAACAGTTGACATAACCAGAACATCATTTACAATCGAGCGAATAATATGATAAACGAAATAATAAAACTGTCCCAATCAAACGAATGGGTTGGGGTTTCTGAAAATGTAGAAATTGCCAAAGGTAAATATAAGTTAAAGACCAGAAAAGACAAAGTAAAATTTAAAATTAAAAGAGGGATAATAAGATTATGGCTAAGAAAATTAAGTTTGGGTTAGACCTTGACGGTTTTGATGAGAAGCTTGACAATATAGGCAAAAGCTTTGGGAGTTTACCAGGGCCAGTTGGTAATGCTGCAAATGCCGTATCTGGATTAGGCAAACAATTACTACAATTAATTAAAAACCCAATTGTTTTAGTTATATCTGGTATTGCTATTGCATTAAAAACGCTTTATGAGGCTTTGCAGTCAACTGATGAGGGTATGGGCAAACTTGCCAAAATCACTGCAATATTTAAAGGCATCATAAGTCCAGTAGTTAAAGTAGTTCAAGACTTTGCTATATTTTTAGCTGATAAGTTTATTGCAGTATTGGAAACTGTAGCAGGATGGTTTGGAGTAACTGGTGAAGAAGCTTCAAGTTTAGCAGATAGCATTAAAGAGGTTGAAGATGCCGAAGAATCACTTGCCCTTAAAAGAGCAAAACAAAACAAAGATTTAGCAGAGGCAAAAGAGATTTTAAATGACACAAATAAAACGCTTGAGGAAAGAAAAGCAGCACTTAAAAAGATTTCTGATGCCGAGACAAGTTTGGCAGCCGAGGAATTAAAGAACGCTAAAAAGAAAGCCGAAAATATCAGAAAGGAAATTGCTTTAAACGGAGAATCAAAAGAACGCAAAAAAGCTTTACAAGAAGCGGAAATACAAATCCTAAATACTGAGACCAATCTTGCCAATAAGAGAAGGGAGTTTGCTAAAGAAAATCAAAAGATTGAGAAGGAAGATGCTGACACTAAAAAAGCTAAAGCCGAGGAAGAGAAAAAGCAAGCGGAAGATAGAAAGAAAAGAATTGAAGATTACAATAAGCAGAGACAAGAATCAGCTGATAAGATTAGAGCATTAGAAGAAAAACTTGCAGTTGATTCAATTCAAAATGAAAGAGAGAAGGCTCTGAAGCAAGCCGAGATTGAAAATGAAAATGCCA